CGGCGGTCGTCATCTGGCCTACTCGGCCAAGGAGTTGAACAACCTTATCACCAACGTGGATCAGGTTTCCAATCAGCTCTACAATGATGTTCGGGCGCTTCGTGACGGTCGCATCCGTGACTTCATGGGCTTCGAATTCACCATGACGGAACTCGTTCCATTCACGTCCGGGTCCACCACGATTCGTTCGTGCGTGGCTTGGCAGAAGGAATGCGTTCACCTCGGGATTGGTGAGGACATCGCGTCCACCATCGACCGCCTTCCGACTCAATCCAACGCGACTCAGGTTTACACCTGCGTGTTGATCGACTCCTCGCGTACCACTGAGTCCGGCGTGGTTGAAATCGACTGCGACGAAAGCGTCTAACCGATAACCTTCAACTAAATAGGAAAAACAACAATGGCTATCTTTTATACCGACGTTGCGCTCAATCAAAAGCAATACGCAAACTTCCCCGGCTCGCCGGGCGTTCTAGAACTCACCACGCAGCCGGGACAGCAAAACAACCCGCTTCTCGAAGGGCCTATGGAAATCCTCGCCACTTATGTGGTTGCCGGTACGGAGGTCGCGGGCGACACCATCCAGATCGGCATTTTGCTGGCTGGCACCATCGTTGACCCGAACGGCAAGGTGGCCACGGGCCTCACGGCTCCAGCCACCACGCTGACCGTTGCCATCGGTGACAACGATCTGGCCGACCCGACTGCGCTGCCTGTGTCCAACGTGACCGGCGCGGGCAACCAATACAACCTGCCGGCCATCTCCAATGCGCCGGCATGGGTGTCTGGCACGTCCTACGTCGCCGGCAACGTGGTCGTCGATACCGCGGCCTCGAGCGGCGCCTTCACCAAGGGGGATACATTCCTTTGCGTGGCGTCCACCAGCGGTACGACTGCGCCTCACAGCGCGGCCACCACCGTTTGGATGCCCTGCTATCAGCGGTACTCCGGTTCGATCGATGTGCACGCCGCAAGCGGCAACGTCGCTTTCGCTGCGGGCACGCAGATGTACGGCGGGCCTCTCTCGATGCTGCCCTACGCGGTTGTTCCCGGTCAGGCGGCACTTGGTGCGACGGCCAACCAGATCGCGAATTCTCAGTATCAGGTCCAGGGCGACTGCTGGCTGCAGGCCCGTATTCTGACGGCCAGTTCGCTCGTAGCGTCCTCGATTCTTGTGTTCCGCGTTCCGATGCTCGTCTCGAACTAAAAACTTGGGTTGGTAACAGCTCACAACATGAACCCGACTTTAGCTTGTGGCGAGCTGAGGTCGGGTTCACCTTTTTACAATGCCAACTAGTCTCTCCCCGGTGGACGTGGCCAACATGGCCCTCAGCAGGATCGGCGCTCAGTCGATCAATTCGTTTCTCGCGTCCGACCCGACGTCGATCATCTGCAACACCAATTTCCCGTTGGCGGTCCTCGAAGTTGTCCGCGCCGGACGGTGGAGTGCGTTGCTGACTCCGACGCAGCTAACCGCCACGGCCAATCCGATGATCGTGCCGAGCGGGGTCACTCCGATCACGGGCGTGCCTTGGGCGCCCAACACGGCCTACCTCGCCAATGCCTTTCTGACCTATGGGAATTATTTTTACACGGTCAATTTTTCGTACACATCAAGTGCGAACTTCACCAATGACCTGACGAACGGCGACTTGTCCCAGACCGACCAGCAGGCGGGCACAAGCGTACCAGATCCTTTTTGCGGATACGCCAACGGATCCCAGTTTGTTTCGGGCTGGGGATACGCCTACCTGTTGCCCGCGGACTTTCAGCTGCTGGTCACGCTCAACGATAATTGGTGTTACGGGAATTGGGGCGGCCTTGGCGGCGAGTCCGCGCAATACGAGATCATGGGTGCCGTCCTCTACTGCGACGAGGCGCAGGCAATCATTCAGTACGTGCAGACCACGATTGACACGACGCGATTCGATTCGCTTTTCACCGAATGCCTTGCGCTGAAACTCGCGTCGATGATCGCCACGCCGCTGCGTCAGGACGACGGGAATATGGCGGCGGCACTGCTGGGAGAATACAAGACGGCGCTCAAAGATGCGCGGGCGAAGAACGGCGGCGAACGGGTGTCGCGTCGGTTCAACCCGATTCCGTCTTCGAATTTCAATCGGGCGCGCTGGGCGGGTTCGAATGGGTAATCCATGCCAAAATCAATCCTTAATCTGACTAGTGTGGCGGGCGGCGTGGTGTCGCCAAAGCTGTCGGCGCGCGTCGATCAGCCTAAGTATCTGACGTGGCTGCGCCAGTGTTTGAATATGATCGCCTACAAGTCGGGCGGCCTGACGCGGGCGCCCGGGACTCAGATGATCGCGCCCTGCAAGCAAGCCAACGGCGGCGGACACAATTACGCTGTGCGTCAGATGCCTTTCATCTTCTCGGCCACCACGGAATTCATGCTGGAATTTGGTCATCACTACATCCGGTTTTACTCGAATGGCGTGCCCGTTCAGGTCAGTTCAGCACCCACCTGGCAACCCGCCACCTATTACTTTCCGGGGACGTTCGTAACTGATCCTTTCGATGGGATGATCTACTATACGCAATATGGGGAAATTACTCCTGGTGCACCCCACTCAACTCCATCGGTCTGGATCCAGCAGACGATCTTGGAAGTCTACACGCCTTATAATGCGGACGCAGGGAGCGGTTCAATCTACACGACCGACGTTTACACCGTAGTCCCCTGCCAGATCAATGACGTGGTTTATTTGTGCCATCTGTCCTACCCAGTGTGGAAACTGACAAGCATTACGAACACGAATTGGACAATGGAGCCGGTTGGATTTCTCACCCCGGCGCTGCTGGACCAGAATGCGACGAACACGGTTCTGACGGTGTCAGGCCTAACTGGTAGCGTTATTCTCACGGCCAGCGCGCCGGCTTGGGTGACAGCAACTTTCTACGCCATCGGTTCTACTGTCGAGGTAACGGGCATTATTTACGAGTGTCAGGTGACTCACCAGTCGAGCCTGTTTGCCAATGATCTTGGAAACGGATTGTGGAAAATAATCAAGATATTCAATCCGCTGCATGTGAACTCGGTCTGGGAACTGGCGACGCTGCGCGCTTCCACTTATGTGGAGGTCGATGGGGTGGCCGCGACGGGAATCCCCAACGGGACGTCATCCAGCATTCTTTGTCTCGGGGCCTATCAAGTGAACACCTATGGGGTGTGGTCAAACGATGTATCCATCGAGCGCAGTCTGGACAACGGGATCACCTGGACCTCGATTCTCAAGATAACCAGCCGAAGCGACAACAACAATAGTATCCCTGGGACGGCTGCTACAATCGGGCTTTACCGAATTGTAGTGACGAATGCGGCTGGGCTGGTGAATGCCGGGGCAACTAATCCGCGTATTGTCTTTGAGGTCGTCGATGCCTTCCTGCGTGGGCTGGTGCAGATCAACGAATACCTCACTGACTACACGGCTATCGTAAAGCCAGTAACGCAGCTTTATCCCCCGGTCGATTCACTAGGGACGGTCTACTGGTCTGAAGGCGCATGGAGCGACTACCGAGGATACCCGCGGGCGGTCGCCACCTACCAACAGCGCGTTGTCTATGCCTCATCCGGTTTCGAACCGCAACGCCTCTGGGGTACGCAGCAAAATGACATTGAAAACTTCGACCGCTCCGACCCGACGCTTGCGACCAGCGGCTTCGCCTTTGACCTGAATGCGCCCGCGCGAGGCCCGATCCTGTGGCTCATCGCGCAGGCGGACCTGTTCGCCGGGTTCAACGGGGCGGAATGGGTCATCAACGCAGGCAGCAGCGTGGGCGGACAGGGGGGCGGCACGTTGACCCCGACCAATATCAACGCCGTCGAGCAAGGTACATTCGGCAGTTCGCCACTGGTGCAGCCGGCGATTGTCGGCAATGCGGTGTTCTTTGCGCAGCGCCAGGGGGATGCGATCCGGCAAATGCTTTTCAGCGTCTACACGGCAAAGTATATGAGCCAAGATTTCACGACCTTGGCGGATCACCTGTTTGCGTCCGGCATCGTGCAAATCGCCTATCAGTCGCGCTGGCATCATCAGGGCATTATCTGGGTTGTGACGCGGCAGGGCAACCTGTGCGGACTGACCTACGACCTCGATCAAGAGGTTTTTGGCTGGTGCGAGCGAAAGACTGGCAACGGTCAGATCGACGCGAACGGAAACCCCATTGTCGACGATGCCGGTTTTGAGTCCGTGGCGGTCCTGTATGGCAACGGATCAAGCGATGACGAGGTGTGGTGCACCGTCAACCGGACAATCGGCGGCGTGCAAACCCGATTCACGGAGCGGATAAACCCGAATAATTGGGAAGAGACTTTCATTGGCGCGCCCAACCCGCCGGCCCCGAAGCTCACGGACGCCTATTACGTCGATTGCGGTCT